GCACGCCTTCCGCTGGTCTTTGAGGTGACCAGCTCACCCTGAATGAAGAAGCCCCCAGCGACTTGCTGAGGGCTCTTCTCTGCGATAAGGAGCATCCGCTCCACCCAGTCTTCAGACAGAATCATCCGAAGATTAGGAGCAGGATGTAAGCAATAGCCGCCCAAAGGGAGAGGCTGATGGCGACATGAAGAGGAATGTAGTTCATGCCTCCTCCTTTACGCTGAATTGGACGTAGTTGCCAACTGCCGTGAAGCAGTAGGTAATCTTACCCCTCTTCAGAATACCGTCTTCAAGAGCGGCACCTTGATCCTTTAGCCACCGATAAAGGCGGACTGCGTATGGACGAGCAAAGCGTCCTTCTTTCTTTGAGCAATCCCGAAGGACTGCGGCAAACGAGCGGTCAATTGCGTTCATTGTTCTTCTTGGTTGAAAAGTTGGTCAAAGCGATCCTTAAAGCTTCCCGGCTCAATACTGGAGGCAACTTCTTCTTTGGGTTTCGTTTTGCTCTCCTCGACCAATCTGTCGAAGAGAGCCTTAATTGTAAGCACCTCTCCGGTTTCCCTGTTCGAAGCTTCATTTTGAACCCCACATGGTTCGCAGAACTCAATCCAATCAGGACCGAGAACGAGCATGTTCGTCGGGATGCGACGCTTGTTGCAATATACGCATTGGTTAGCCATACTATTCTTTCTACTGGAGCTGGACTCGTCAGCACGGTGCTCCCATTTGTTCGTCCTAAACCGTGGACCCCTTACGGGGGTTAATCGCAACATCAAAGATCAACCGGAACGCTTTCAGTGCGCCAGATGTCCGCTATGATGACCGTCTTTACCTTGCGATAACGACGACGGCCATCCTTGGTGATCCTCCATTCACCTTCAAACCGAGCATTAAGCATTTCTTCATGCCCCTTTATCAGACTCGAAAGCCTGTCAGCCTCAGCCTGAGAAGCAGCAAGTTCTTCCTCAAGTTTTGTGATACCCAATAGTCTCTTAATTAGTTTCTTCATGTCTTGTCATTCTATTTAAGTGAGCAGTTTAACGACTTGCTCAGGTCATCAACTCAAGCCATCCGAAGCTGGAAGATCCTTTCCTCAAGGCGCTCGATAGCTCCGCGAACCATCATGCATGCCGATAACGGAATCGACATCGTGAGCAGGGAAGCGGCAATGCACTCCCATTCACCCGAGAAGCAGGAAGCGACAGTCACCGCACCCATCACTGCCGTGCTAATGCAGCAGACAGCGAGCTCTTGCTTTAGGATTCTAATTTCCTTTAACATCTTGTTCCGTTCAATGTATTGTTCTGCCTTCATACGGTTCTCTTTCTAATGCAGTGAGCTACGCTGCTGTTGTTGCTCTCTCTTCAGGCTACATCAACACGATGTAGTTGCTGATCGCTGTGAGTTCTAAGTCTCTCAGCAGGGGGCGACGGGTGTCTATCGACTCCGCACATCCCACACAAACACCACCAGAGAATTTATGGCATCCCCATGGAAAATTTAATTTCCCCGCAAAAAATAAATTATAAATTGACCCATTTTTTTGTTTTGATAATAAGGTTTTATGCCTGACTATAATGATGTCATTGATAATGTCGCGACTACTGTTGATGTTGCTGATAAAATGCATTCGTCAATAAAAGCTGCAAGGATTGCGGCTCGAGACACTGCTGGTAAGGTTGTTTTGAAAAAAGCTGCTTTGAAGGCCGTTGCCTCGCCTATTGAGGCTGGCTTGATGGCGTTGGAGGTTGGAAGGCTGGCTACTGATGAGGAATTGCGTTTGAAGAGAATGAAGGAAGCGGAGGAGCTTGCTAATGAAAGTAATCCTGCGATGAGGGCTTTAAAGACTCAGGTGAATCCCATTGGAACTATTTATGGTGCTGGTCAGGCCATTTATGACACTGTTGCGATTAATGCCGGTCAGAAGGATAGGGATTTGGAATATGAATTGGAGAAGAAGCGCGTAATGGATCGCAGGGCTGGAAAAGAAGAGGAGAAGGCGAGTGGTGTTCGGAATGAGGTTCGTGCTTTTGATGCTTTTAATAACCGTGTTCACGTGGAGCCTTTGAAGAAGCCTGAGGAAGACGATAAGGAAATTGGGTTGGCTTTGGTTCGTTCTTATTTTGAAGGTAGTAAGCTTATTTGATTATGAGTCTAATTGTGGATGGATGGACGTTTCCTGATGGGACAGGTAAGATTGAGGCTAATTTGTTTTTGTTTGCCCGTGCCGGAGAGGGGAATGATGTTTCGAGAACTTCTGATCAGAGGTTTCAGAACCTGAAGAGGGCTATTGATTTGGCGTTTAATTGCGAGGATTCGATTCGTCGTGTTGTTTGGAATCGGTGGACTCTTAGGATTTTGCGGAAGCTGGTCCGTGATTGGGAAAAGAAGAGGTTCCTTGGAATTGCGGGTTGTTCTTCTTCTGGAAAGTCAGACACGGTGGCTTTGTTTGGGCTGATGCTTTATTGGGCTCGCCCTGCTGAGACCTACTTCATTGTGATGTCCACTACCAAGCAGGCGGCTCGAATGCGTATTTGGAAGTCGATTACGCAATTCTGGGGTCAGGCTGTAGAAATGGGATGCCCCGGCAAACTCATTGACTCTGACGGCTACATCAAGGGGGTGGACCAGAAAGGAAAACTTTGGCGGAACTCTGGTATTGTCCTAATGGCTGCTGGCAATTCTGACGCAGAGCAGGCGTGCAAAGATCTTCTGGGTATTAAGAACCCCGTCGTAATGGTTGCTGCGGACGAGTTCAATGAGCTTGGTGATGGCATTCTGAAGACGGCGTTTGAGAACATGACTTCAAATGATAGGATGGTCTTTTGTGGCATGGCTAACCCAGACAAGCTAACTGATCCATTTGCTGACCTCTGTGAGCCTCAGGATGGCTGGAAAAGCGTCACGGAAGAGGATGAAGAGTGGGAGACCAAGTATGGTGAATGCATTCGCCTAGACGCCGAGAAAAGCCCTAGAATCTTGGATGAGGGTGGCGACAAGTTCTTTTGGCAACCGGATCAGGCTTACTGTGATAGAATTGCTGAAGCTCGCGGTGGACGGAAGTCGAGAGGCTACTACCGATTCGTTAAGGCCTTCTGGTGTCCAGATGGTGCTGCTAACTCAATTTACTCTGAGGTGGAGTTTCTGAATGGGTCTGCATTAAATCAGGACGAGCCTGATTGGGATGGTCCTACAATGATCCTCACGGCGCTCGACCCTTCGTTCTCGCGTAATGGCGACAGGTCCAGCTCTGCTTATGCAAAATTAGGCAAGGCTAATGGAGTTGATCACCTTCACTTTTGTCACTTCAAGTCATTTTCTGAAGACATCAATGACAAAGACACAGCTCATAGCCATCAAATCGTACGCCAATGGATGGAACTTAGCATGGATTTCGGGGTAAGACCCTCTAATGCAGCAATGGATAACACGGGTTCAGGCACTCCATTTGGTCATATTGTGGACATGGAGTGGAGTCCCGCGGTTTCTAAAATCAATTTCCAAGGCAAAGCATCTGAACGAACAGTGGTATTCAGAAATGAAGACTGCACATTTTACAACAAGAACTCCGAATTGTGGATTCAACCTAAGGAATACTTTAGATCAAATCAGATTTCAGGCATTTCCAAAGAGGTAATGGCGGAATTGGTTGAACGTGAGTATCATCCTAAGGAGGGAAGAACTCTTCGGGTGGAATCCAAAGAAGAGGCTAAGAAGAGACTTAAGCGTTCCCCTGACCTTGCTGACGCTGTTTTGATGGTAATTGACAAAGCAATCTCTCTCGGCAGGCTACAAAGCATTGAGGTTAAGAGTATTGCAAAGATGGTAGACCATGGGTGGCGAAAAGAAAAAATGAGGAAATCAATTTCGACTGGATGCGGTAGAAGATTGATTCGTTGACATTTTTCCAGATTTAGCTAATTTTTCCGCGAGGAGGCTTGTTGGTGAAAGCCAGAGCTTTCTCATTAATCGCGGGATGGCGCAGAGGTAGCGCAGAAGTTTCATAAGCTTAAGGTCGTGGGTTCAAATCCCACTCCCGCAATTTTTTCCTTGCTGCATCCGTTAACGGGGTAGAGCTTCTTCCCACTTCGAAGCTCTACCTCGTTGTTCACCACCAGAGTCCTTCCCCTGCAAAAGGAGAGGCCCGCATTTCAATGGTAGAGCGTTGATTTGCGGGCTTTCTCTTGTCCGCGTGGTTCCAACGGCAGCACCATTACAACAGCAAGCCCTTTTTCCTAGGAGGCCACAAGCGTGGGATGAGCGGGAATTAAAACAAGGCTCATCAGCGGTTCCCTTTCCATTCGACTTCTTTAGCTTGCGGCTAAGGGGGAAGGAGGGGGTTTGGAGAGAAAGTGCCTTTTACAAACAAACAAACAAGTCCGATGGGTTTGTAGCCTAGAAAATTAGAGGGCTTGACATTAGTTTGGTAATGGTGTTTACCAACATTCATGCCACTTATTAATTTTGGAGCTACGCCAGCAACCGTAAGGGTCCCCGTTCCGGTTGGAAGATCATTTGTGTTTTCCATTCATGGTCCCGCAACAGGTGCTACAGCTGTTTCTATTTCATATTATACAGGTAGTGCTTGGATCGGATTAACTTCACTCACTCCTAATGAGGGTATTATTGAGGCAACAAGCGGGCAGCATATTAATTACGGGCCAATTAATGAAATCGAAGTGAAATCCATCGGTAACGCTTCCGGCACCAACGTAAACGTCGTAATTAATGTTATTCCGATTGAGCGGGCCTTGATGTAATTTTCGGTATTAATAAGCTACTGCATGAGCCTTTTCAACGATTCAGAGCAAGCTCTTGATGAGCTTAAAACAGTCTCAATTAAATCCGATGGGGATTTCGATGTTCCAGAGGAGAGACTGACAAGCCCAGCTGCGGCTAGGAATATCTACGAAACACTCGAGGAAGCTGACGGTGATTCCTCAAGAAATCGTTCCTTGGTTCAAGGCTTGATGGATTTTGTTCCACCTCATGATGAGGTTGAAATGGAAAACAAGGGTCAGTCAGATCGTTTCAACATTACTACTGGAGAAGGTCCGGCAATCAAGAATGAAGCTGTTGCTGCGTACGTTGACATCTACACTAATCCCAAGACCCTTGCGGAAATTCCGTTGATGTCTGATGTTGATCCCAACTACTCAGAAACGTGGTCGCTGATCATGGCTGAGGAGTTCACTACAATGGATCGCTCGGACGATGCTTCGATGCCAAATCACCTTCAACTTGCTGATCTTTACGTGACGCACGGTGTCGGCATTTGCTATTTTGATGACAAGGAAACCATGCAGTACTCGGTTGGTGGCCTTGATCACTTCAAGTTCCCTCGAAAAACCGGCATTGTTTCCTCCAAGGTTGAGCTTTGTTGCGCTCTTGGAACCTATACCGTGCCTCAACTTTACCGGAAGATTGATGCAAATGGCTGGAACAAGGAGGAAATCATGGCCATTCTTAGCCATCACGCTGGTTCTACTAAGCCTGAATGGGATAATTACGAAGAACTCCAGCGCGACATTAAAGCCAATGAGCTTTACGTTGAGTCTATTTGCGACCCAATTGAAGTGATTCACACTTGGGTTCAAGAACTCGAGTCCAAGAAAATTTCTTATTACATCAGTTCCCGTCATGGAAGAGAATCCAAGTCCAATCAGAATCAACGTGAAGAAGAGTTCCTTTTCAGAGAACGTGATTACTACGATTCGGCAGATCAAGCATTCCAGATTTTCCCATTCTCTGTTGGCAATGGTGGCAAGCTTTATACTGTTCGCGGATTGGGATATTTGATTTTCCAGCTCTGCAACGCAATGGACGTAATGCATTGCAAGCTAATGGATAATGCTAGAGTTGGATCTTCCCTGATTGTCCAACCTGCTACCATTGAGGACGCCCAAGATGCCCAGCTTATTGATGCGGGTCCATTCTTGATGCTTCCTCCTACAATGCGCATCCCTGAGCGCCAGACCCAGATTGACCTCAATCGCGCAATTATTCCGGCGATTAACGAGAGTCGAAACATTCTGAATCGCGCCACTGGCGGCATGGCATCCGGTTCGATGATGCTTCAGGATGATAAAGATCGTCAAACAAAGCTGGAAATTAGCTCAAAGTTGGATTACATCAATAAACTCAATTCATTTGCGATTTCCTTGTTCTACGGTCCTTATGACAAGATCATGAGGGAGAAGGTGAGAAGAGCATTTACCGTCAAGCAGAAGGATAGAGAAGCTGCACAGCGCGTGAAGGAAATGAAGGAGCGGTGCATTGCTAGAGGTGTTCCTCCTGAGATTTTCAATAAGATTGACGTTAAGAGGGTTAGAGCTAGTCGCATTATTGGCACTGGATCTCGCGCATCGAGAATTATGCTTCTGGATCAAGTTTCCCAGATGTTTGCGGAAATGGATGCTGTTGGCCGCAAGAATTTCACTTACGATTACCTTGTTGAGCTTCTTGGCGTTGATAAGGCCAATCGCTACCTTGGAGAGCCTGATACGAAGCGCTTCCCTGTTGATTACAAGTTGGCGAAACTTGAGAACTTCGAAATGCTTGAAGGGGATTACATTGATCCCGTGGACGGTGAAGATCACCTTGTTCACCTTGGCGTTCACATTGAAGAGCTTGAAGTTGGCCTTAAGGATGTTGATGAAGGCGTTCTTGATCTTTCTGATTGGACCATTGAGCACCAGCAGTTGTATCGCCATTGCACTGCTCACCTTGAAATGGTCACTGTTCACAAGACGGTCATGCCAGAGCTTAATGCCTATCGCCAGCGCGTTCAGCAGATTGGCGAGATTGTCGTCAACGGCATGAAGCAGATTAACAAAATGGCTAGAGAGGGAGAGCTTGCAAATCAAGGCAAGCAGGCTGGCGCTTCTGATCTTCAGATTAAGGAACAGAAGGCTCAGCAGGAAATGGCTCACAGAGAGCAGTCGCATCAGCAGAAAATGGCGATTGACGCTCAGGAAGCCTCCATGAGAATCCGCGCTGATCTTGCTAAGCTTGAGGCTAGTAAGATGGCATCGGAGGCCAAGGTTACGCTTGAAGCTCAGAAAGCCATTGCGAAAATTGCAGCCTCTGAAGCAGAGTTGCAATCTAGGATTGACACAGCTAGCCGAAACGGAATCAACTAACTACATCGTTAGTCGAGACTAATTTATGAGCAACCTGTTCTCTGAGAAGGAAAAAGAGCGTTTGCGCTCTATGATTAAGAGCCCTCTATTCGTAAAAGCCACGCAAGAGGCCCTAGGGACGATCTGGAGGGCTCAGTCTGGAGCTGAGGGGCAAGAGGCCTGTGCGCTTGCGTTCGCCTACTACAAGGGCTCCTGCGAGGTTCTATCTGCAATTCACATAATTGCTGACAAACCGATGATCATGCCGCCCAAGCCATCCAGACTCAATCACAAAGCGTAAGCAATTAAAACATAGCCAAACCAATTAAAAACTAGATCATGGAAAAGGAAGAAGGACTACCGCCAGCTGCATGGGGAGACCCAGAAGGCAAGGGAATGATGAATCGAATCAGTGAAATTGAATTCGATAATGATTTTGGTAAAAGCCAAGAAATCAAAATCCCCGTCACCAAGGGTGAAAAAGAAGAACCCAAAAAGGCCCCCGAAAACGTAACGCAAAAGCAAGAGGAGAAAACTCCTGAAAAAAAAGAATCCGTCAAGGAAGAGGACCCCATTATTGACGAAGACTTCTTTGGAGGCGCTAAAGAAGAAAAGGAACCAGAAAAGAAGGAAGAACAGAAGTCTGACTCCTTTGATGAAAAAGCCTTTGATGCGGAAACTGAAGAGCAATCCAAAGGCCTTGACGAAAAGGCTGGCAGTAAGTTCAAGGCGCTTAGAGCTGAGCTAAAGGAACTCAAGTCCAAAGCTGGCGAAACCGTTCTTCCCGAAGAAACCAAGAAGGAACTCGAGACTCTTCGCATTAAGTCTGAGGAAGTTGACGGACTTAAGAAGCGCATTGAGGAACTTGCTAGCACTTCTGCCAAAACAAAGGTGGAACAGTCTGACGACTATCGCCTTGAGGTCGTCAAGCCTGCTGCTTTGCTGTTTGATCGTGCTGATGAACTTTCCAAAAACTACGAGCTGGAACCTGAAATCCTTCAGGCTATCATTAAGGAAGGTGATCGGAAGAAGCAAAACCAACTGATTGCTGAACATCTTAAAGATTTCAGTGATTTCGATCAGAATGAAGCTTATCGCATTATTCAGGATTTTAGAGGGCTTGTTGCAAAAAGAGAACTAATGCTTTCTGAAGCAGAAACTCTTTTGGAAAAGCAAGAAATCCGAAAGATCGAAGAACAGAACAAGTTTCTTGAAGAGCAGAAAACTTCTGTCCAGAAGATTCAAAAGGAAATCTGGGGTAAGTATAAGGAAGTCATTCCCGGACTTATTGAGGACGGAACTGAAACTGACGTCCTGAGAGAACTTCGCTCTAAGAGCATGTCGATTGATTTCTCGACTGCTCGAGCTAAAGATCAGGCTTTTGCAGCTTTTGCTGGAACTGTACTTCCTCATATCGTCAAGCAACTTAATGCTGCCAAGCGTGAACTAGCTGAACGCGACAAGAGCGAAAAGAAAGAAGTGTCTTCCCGTCCTAAGCTTGGTGAATCACTAAGTGCTTCCGGTTCCGGCGATGAGATTAGAGGTTCCAGCTTTATGGAAAGACTTCAAAACGCTGATCTATTTTAAGTTAATTTCTGGATAATAAATCTTATCCGAAAAAAAGTAGTTGTAATTCGAGCGGACAGTGTTAGAAGGAACTTGAACTTGCTGGTTAGGCAGGTTCGAAAACTCCTCCTGACCTGTCCGCTCGGTGCGTAATCCGTTCTAGCCAATCCGTCCGAAGCCTTAAAGTAAGGCTCCGTTTTGTCTTCAGGCAGCTAAAATAGCTCCGAACATAGATTATCCATTTACCAAATTTACACCGCGTTTTAACGCACCCCGATTATGGCAGCTTATACAGTTCAAGATTTCCTTACGGAACAAGCCCCGGTCATCAATGATGACATTAACCAGAAGCTCATGGAGCAACCCACCCCATGGATCACCCTCTATCGTCAGGCCTTCTGGGATGACGAGAAGAGCTCGACCCAAAAGACCATGCAGTTTGACCGCGCAATGATTGCCGGTGACGCTGACGAAGTTGAGTGGGCCGATGTCGCGCAAGATGTGCAGCTTAACGACAATACCGCTAACCACCAAGGCCCCGGCACTGGCGATGGCATTCCTCCCTCGGATAACATTCAGTTTGGTCAGACCCTTCGTGAGTACAATCTTCAGCACAAGGCTATCTGGGGTCCGCCGATGAACACCAACCAGCTTCGCGACAAATTCAGCCGCGTCAAGCAGATGGGTGCTTGTGTTAAGGCTCTCGCCGATCAGGCCCGCGAAAACTGGATTGATCGCAAGCGTCGGGAATACACCCGTATTGCCTCGCAACTTGTTGTTCTTAACTCGGATTTCAACCTCTCGACTGATGGTTACAATTCGATGGCATTCCCCGTTGCTGTTAATGCTTCTCATACTGACGCTTCGATTCTAACCAATGGTTTTACTGATTCCATTTACGAATACCTGAACCTCAATGGTGCTGGTAGAGGCGCAATGGGTATGGTTGAAAACCGTCCGGTTTATGGTCTGGTTACTTCCAGCCGTCAGAGCCGTCGTCTCATTATGGCCGACCCTGAAATTCGTGAGGATTTCCGTTACTCGAGCCAGAATGAAAAGCTTCTTGCCCCGATGGGTGTAAAGTGGAGCTACAATGGCTTCACCCACATCATTGATAATAAGACGCTTCGTTGGGAATACATGAACGAAGCCACGAAATATATCACCGTTACCGTTGCTTCTGGTAATCTTGATGGCGTTCTTTCTACCAACGCTTCCATTGCAAATGAGCTTAACGCCGTACCAAATAAGCCTGCCCGCTTCTACAAGGGTTCGCAAATTGTTTCTGCTGCTGGTGTTTCTTACATTGTAACTGGTTTGGCTAGTGCTGCCGGTGGTCCCGGAAGCAGCCCGACCTATTACGTTAGACTCAGCAATGGTGCTCCAGTTACCGTTGCAGCTACCGCAACCACGGGCGGATTCAAGGCTTGGATTTCCATTCCGCAATACATTGTGGTTGGCTCTGGCCTTAGCCGGAAGAAGGTCCCGAATCCCGCTTGGCTTAACGCTACTTGGGAAGACTCCTACGTCTTCCACCAAGACGTCTGCACCTCGCTTGTTCCCAAGCCGATTACCTCGGTTGGTCCTGCTCAGTTCGATGCGGTCAACTACTCGGGTACTTTCAGCTGGAAGAACTACGAGGACCGCGACGATAACCCGGATGGCACCATTGGTCAGTTCCGTGGCGTCCTTTCGAACGGCACCCGTCCTGACAATCCCGAATTTGGTGTTGTCATTCGTCACTTGGCTGTTCCCGCTCCTGCGGGCCGAGTGATGAACGAAAGTTCCCTTGGTTAATTTTAACCCACTCCCGGCTCAATAACCCATGTTGGGCCGGGAGTTTTTCTTTAATGGGTACATAGTTAAATTACTCAAATCATGAAATCTATTCTTTCCCTTATTCTTCCTGACAATCGCGGCACCAACATTTCCCGTCGTTACCTTAAAAATGGCCGTAAGGCTATTGGGTTCCAAGATAGACAGCTTGTGGTCGCAAGTCCTAGTGGTGTTGAAAATGGTATTCAATCCATTACTGCTGATGATCTTCAGGAATTCACTGGAGTTACAGCAACCATCACTAGAAGAGTAAATCGCTTTTCTACCCAAACGGCTACCACTGCTGTTACGGCCACTCTACCAGCCGTCAACGGTGAGCTACGAGAAGTGATTATCATCAATGCAAATACCTCTACCACCACTTTGGCTGTTACAGGTGGAACCATTCTTGGTGCTTCTACGACTGTTCCCGATAGAATTACGTCTGGTTTTACTGCTCATTTTTTGAGCAATGGAACTAGTTGGTATCGTATTATTTAATTAGCCAAAGCTAAAGCCTTAGAAGTCCTGGGGCTTTAGCTTTCTCATAACGACAATCATGACTGATGATTTCATCGAGGACGCAATGGACGTTCTTGACCAGTCGGATGATTTGTATCTAATTCTTGTAAGCAGAGGTAGCGTAACAAAAGCGTTTAGCAACTTCGGCAAAGAAGAAATACCCATTCTGAAAGATTGGATTATCCACCGTCACGTGGATCAAATCATTCGAGATCAAATCAAGATCATCCAAAAAGAGTAGCGGATCACATTGAATCAATGAAGTCCAAAAGCAAAGTTAATCAATCAGGCAATTACACCAAGCCTACAATGCGTAAGCAGCTTTTCAACAAGATCAAAGCTGGCAGCAAAGGCGGTGATCCCGGTGAGTGGAGCGCAAGAAAAGCTCAGCTCTTGGCTCGACAGTATAAGTCCAAAGGCGGTGGTTACAAGTAACGCTACCCAAAACATTTCCTGCAATTAACTCCAAATTAAAACACTAAGTAAAATAAGCATATGAAATCGAAAATGAAAAAGCCAGTTGCCGCCGCTAAGTCCAAGAAGGTTGCACCTAAGACCATGGCTAAGGCTACTGTCGCCAAGAAGATGGCAAAGAAAGCTGCCGGTAAGATGGGCAAGGGCATGAAGGGTGGAATGGGCGGTGGTCCCTTCTCGATGTAATGAAAGCGCCTCAACAATCCCTAAAGGATTGGACTGCCCAGAAATGGCGAACCTCAGACGGTAAGCCAAGCAAGGGCAAGAAGCGCTATTTGCCTGATGCCGCTTGGAAAGCACTGACTCCTTCACAGAAGTCAGCTACCAATGCGGCAAAAGCAAAAGGAAACAAGCAGGGCAAGCAATTCGTAAAGCAACCCAAGAAAGTTGCTCAAATCGCATCCAAATACAGAAAGTAATTTCTAAGGATTAAAATTATGGATAGGAAACCGATCATGAAGAAGCTTGGCTTGTCTGGATACAACAAGCCAAAAAGAACTCCTAGTCA